GCAACCCGTTATGGCGTTGCTGAGCACAACGAGTTGGAGGCGCCCACCTAGACTCACCGGCACGGCGAGCGCCCCTGCAACGAAGGCGTCTCGGGAACAGAGACGCACAACTCCCGAAATTTGTTAGCGGGTGGAACCGCCTTACCACGCTATCTGGGCTCACAATGCTAACTGCTGGTGCGGCCGTAGAATCGGAGTTCCACACCAACAGTACGTATCCCTCGCTAGGGCGCACGGCACACAATGGGCTCAAGCGAACACCGTGTGCAATGCGATTGGTTACATCGTGCCTTCCCCAGAAACGCGTCCATGCCGAGCTGTTGACTCAACTCAGGGGCATAGCATATGGGGTCCACTGAAAGGTCCGATCACCGAGAAGATCAATTCTGGGGAGCCGTTTAAGGAACTAGTCCTGCTCGAATAGAAATTCCCTGAGACCGGTCCGCCAGCGGACCCAATTTGCGATGCCCTGACACGGACCGCTTTCACGCGGCAGACGTCTCCCGTCCACCCACCGCCCCCTCGGACCGGCTTACTGTCCTCGGCCGCGGCCTTTGCCGCGACCACGACCTGTGCCCTTCTGGCCCTTCGGAGGCACCGCAGCCTCCCCAACCGTCTTCCCCTCCCCCGCCACAGGGAGGGTAGTGGCCCGTTCGTCCTGGGCGTCAGACGTACCCTTGGATCGTTTTGTCCGTTGGGATTTATCGTCCGGCCTTGGCTGAGCGTCAGGTGCCGGGAACACCTGACGTTCGCTTTCGCTACACCATCTGCCGCTAATAACCCGGGTTCCGTCCTTGCACATCGCGTTCTTCTCGTGCGCTGTGCATTTGGGGTTTGGACAGCTCCCCCTGAGTTGTTGGTGGGCACGGTGGCCCCCTCTATGTACGTGGGTGTACTCTGTCCCGCATGGAATGAGTGGGTCTTCCCCATCCCCATCATGTCGCAGCGGGAACGCACAGACGTGGCCATGGCGCCACCAGGCATCCTCGTCCTTCCACGGACCAGGTAGTTTGCCTTTGTGGAGACCAGTGGACACTCCCTCGTAACACCTTATCCATCGCCAAGTCTTTGTTGTCGACCTTGACGCGGAGCGCAGCAGGTAACGCGGGTGTAACAGTTGGTACAGCAGAGCTGCTTCCCCGGACGACCTGGGGACCAACTGACGCGTCGGGATGACATAGCACATCAGCACGGGGTGGGTTGGGTTGAAC